GACTTTTCCCGACACCTGTACCAGCGAGTGCGATATTAAGAGTCTTATTAGGTAGACCACCTTTGGTAATCTTGTTAAGATACTCGATATCAAACGGAATCTTTTCTTCCTTCTTGTGATAGAAGTCATATCTTTCATCAGAGTCTTGTATGTAATCGTGTCCTACATGATCGTCAAAGCACACACCAAGAGCCTCGGACATGATACTTGGTATCGCATCCTTAGTACGTGTTTTGTCCTGTCCGTCAGCAATCTTGACAGACTCCATTAAGGCAATGTAAATTGCTTTCTCTTTACACCACTTCTCAGTGGTCTCGATTAACCAGTCCTCGTTATAATGATCCCTATCTAAATTATTAAGAAACTGCTCAACCTCCTTGTATATTTCTTCGGAGATGTCCCGACGTTTCTCTACTTCTATCTTTAGGGCGTTGGGTTCGGGGGTGGTTTCAAACTTATTAACATATTCAGATAGAGTACTGAAGAGTATTCTATGAGAAGATGAATCAAAGTAATCATCCTTTATAAAAGGTAAGACCTTCTTAGTATACGTGTCATTTAAGATCAGTTTACTAAGGGTGATCTCTTCAATCTTTAAACTCATGTGTAATGTAGATATGTCGTGAGAGCATACTTGTCTTGACCTACAGGTGGTCTATAGGAGTGAGCGTATGTCCACGTTGAAGGGAACATCACTACTCTACCCTGTTTAGACTCTACTGTAAAGTCCATGTCATCAAATACAATCTCACCACCTTCTACTTCGTTTAAAAACATGTGGTATGTAAGGAATCTCCTTGCGGAGTTGTGGTCTCCCACGTCAATGTGACGTTTGAATTGGTCCTCTGTTTTGTGTTGATACTTGATCAACTTAACCTGCTCAAGAGAATTCTGTCGAGGCCAATACCTCTCAACGTCAAGATCCTTCATGTATTTTTCCCCATAGCTCTTGATGGAGAGTACTACCTGCTGGTGTAATGGATTCCACTGAGTATTATTCTTAATTTCAACTTCTTCTGTTACATTAATACAGTTAAAATTAAATACATCAGAGTCTAACCTAGCAACAATAGACGAGTCCTTATCGAACATGTCTATTGCATTCTTGCATAGATTAGCATCGAGTACATTGTCATAGACGACAATAAATTTACTAAGATCCATATGAAAATTCCTTTGCTGCACACTCATCTAGGGCTTGTAAGACTTCTGGGGTGAAGTATTTAGAGGGGTCTTTGTATACCACCGAAGGATATACAGAATCGTTACCGACAACAACACGGTTGCCCTTACGCTCGAAGACTCCATGCTTCTCACCCAATTCCAATAGTCCGTAATAGCGATCCAATCCACGTTCGTCATAAAATAATCTTACTGCAACTTGAGAGTTTTCTTTTGCTGATCTCGACTTGACTAATTTGGCTTTAATAATGTTACCAATTACTTCCTTACCATCCTTCTCCTTAGACTTGCTAAGGTAGATGATGTTACTGGCAGCATACTTGAGTCCACTACCTCCACCCATCTCTTTAGTAGGTACATAAGCACCGACCACATCATATGTATGGTTGGTAACTATTAGGGGAACGTTTGCCTTACCTAGTTTGAGGGTTAGCACACGAAAGATAGACTTGACAACTTGTGCCCTTGTCATATCCCTAGTCTCCTTACCTGCCTCGCTGTCTTCCATCTCCTTAGAGGTGGACAACATGCCAAGAGAGTCCAGCACCATCATCATAGGCTTCTGCTCTTTCTGTTCCAGATATTTGTCAAGAATCTTAATACTCTGTGTCCTAAACTCTTGGACAGTATTAACTGGGACTAGTACCATACGACTGGAATCTATACCACGATTCTCAATCAGATCCTTAGAGATAGCACTCTCTGACTCAAAGTATATGACACCACCATCAGGGTTACTCTCAAGGAATGACTGCACCATACCAAGACAGAAGAATGTCTTACCAGTACTTGACTCACCTGCTATAGCAGTGATCTTATTACCTGGCACACCACCTTGGATGCTACCACTGACAAGACCATTGAAGATGTAACTACCTGTGTCTATGAAACCACTTGTGTCACCAGCAGCAACACCATCGGCTACGACAGCAGCATATTCATTGTCTATCTCTTTTACTATATCTTTTAAAAAACTCATGACCAAAGTGCTTCTAATGTGTTTACTTTCTCTGCCTTCCAACCTACGGTATCAAGGATAGCCTTCAAGGGTGCAAGGAAACTCTTCTCGAATTGTAGATCATAATCTATGGACTCTGCGAGACCAAATTCATTAGGAAGAGTCTGGAAGAATGAGATAATATTCTCATTAATCTTGTTAGGTGTCCGAAGATGTAAGTACTTTATCTTCTCACCCTCCTGTATGACAGGGTACTTGTGATACAACTTCTTCTTTTTAATCCAGAAGTTATATAACAACGCACCTCTAACATGCATAGGACATCCCTTACCATATATTGTAGCAGAAGATGTGTTTTTCTGTATGTTATTACAACCACGAGGGAATGCTATCTCCTCTGGTGGCATTGCTTCAAACCTCTCTCTAAAGTCTGCAATATATTTCTGCACATCATCCTCATTACCTTTCATAATAACGTTGAGTGCCTCTTTAATAGCAGTACGACATGGCATAGGGGTAGAAGACTTAACTGCTTCAATACCCATCATCTTTAGTTTAGGTTTCTCATACTGGACACCCTCACTATTCCATACGTTAAGGATATATCTCTTCTTCGCTGTCCATATACCTTTGTTTGCTATATTCTCACGCTTCATGACCATCTTCTGATCATATGCGTTTACATAGGTTGCCATTTCTTGATAAGCACCCTCAATATAGCGATCAAGTTCCACATCACACACCTTTTTAAGGAACCTAAGTGTACTCTGATCGTCCTTCTCTCCACTGGTGAATACAGCTTGTACCAGAGGACCAAAATGGATATAAATGCTATCGGTATCACTAGCAATGACATAATCTTTACCTTCTGTTTTTAATACTTTGTTTAAATACTTATTAACTTTATTTTCAATCCATCTGATAGAGACCTGTCCTGATAGAGTGATTGCCTCAGCATTTGCTAAGTTATAATATCTAAAATACTGGTTACCGATGGCACCATAGGCACTGTTAAGTTGAATCTTTCTTGCCATCTGTATGTTATTAAACTTAGAGATGTCCTGCTTCAACTTGTTAGTTGGTGTCTTCTCATACTGCTGCTTGGCAGCAAGCATCTTCTTCTTGTATATTGTCCTCTCATCATAGATGCGTTGCATCATTTTTGGGAGGAACCCTTGAATGTCTTTGCGGTATTGTGCTCCGTTGGCACACACTGCAAAGTCTCCATCAATCCTAACTTCTCTATTGAGCAGTCCATCAACACTGGCGGTGGGATGTCTGGAGTCACAGAGGGTTTCGGGACTGATGTTGTACTGCATGATGAGGTGAGGGTACAGAGAGTTAAGATCGAAACTCGCAACCCAATCGTACATGCCTGGTTTAGGCTCTTTAACGTAAGCTCCTGCATACTTTTCATCCTTCTTACTACTATTCCTAGGTGGTACTACAATGTTTCTCTTTGAAAGATCATTGTATATTAATGTATCCCATACCTTAACCTGAGAATATACATCCTCGAAGTTAACCTTAGCGTCATATGCCATAGCGACACACAACTCAATCAATTTCATCTTGTCTTCTAGTTGGTCAACAAGATGCACGTCATGGATGTTATACTCCACAAACCGTTGCCAATCTGAGGTATAGAAGTCTTTAAAGTTTTCATACTCAGAGTGGTCTAGTTTCTGATCATCCAATTCTACCATAGCTATATGATCTAGTCTATAGGATTCTTGGTTGGTGTATGTAAACTTCTGATAGAGGTCAAGATAATCTAATATGTTCACACCAGTAAGATCGTAAGCAATATTCTTACGACCTCTAATGATGATCTCTCTATCATGTACTCGATTCCATGGTGATAGAGACTTCTTCCACTTCTCTCCTAGGACTCTCTCAATCCTACGACAGATGTAAGGGATGTCATACAGGTTACAGTTCCACCCTGTAATAATGTCGGGTGTATTCTTTGTCCACCATGCATGAAAGTCCTGTAGCATCTCTGCCTCAGTCCAGAACACACGGTATTCAGTCTCAACCTGTGCCTCCCTAGTACCCCAAGTAATAATCTCCTTGGTGTTGAAGTCTTTGATAGTAATACAAAGCATCTCCTCAGCAGATGCTTCTACATCAGGGAATCCATTTTCACAAGCGACCTCGATGTCAATCGTATAGATCTTCATCTTAGTCATATCATAATCAACCTCGGAAGGGAACTTCTTAGAGATATGCTGATAAAGATATCTCTCATACCCATGCACCTCTAGACCAGCAGCATTTTCATACTGCTTAAGGAATTCACGTGCGTCTCTAGCACCGTCAAATTGCTTTGGGTATGCCTTCCTACCATCTAAGGTCTTGTACTTAGACGGTTTCTTCTGAGCGTCAGGTACCAGATACATTACTGGTTGAGATTTCTCTCTATACTGGACAGGTTGTCCATTCTCATATCCACGATAGAGAATATCATTCCCTAGTAGACAGAGATTTGTATAGAATTCACTCACTAGCAGCTGCCTCTCCGTACTTTTCTGCGATTGCAGTAGACGGATCTAGTATAGTCATAACATCGTCAGATGTCAAGAACAAATCTCGCTGACTGCTATGCAATGGGTACTCACCAAGCTCACCCTCTTCTGTAACGTAGTAACAGTCCTCAAGGAGAAGACTTGGCTCCTCATCCATCTCTGTTATCTTAGCCAGCAAATAAGTTGTCGGGCGGTACTTCAGAATGATCAACTTTAACATCTTCTTTCTTTAATGATTTGTATTTTTCTATCGCTTGACTCCATCCTTCCTCTACATTCCTGTGAGGGTCAGAGATAGACACTACTGAATATAGTGTCACGATATTCCTACCAGTAGACAGTGGTGACCATGGGAAGAATTCTAATTCTATACTACCGAGGCAGTCCATGGGGTCAACTGTATCTTCTTGAAACATTTCCTCAGTATTCCTGAGTATGCTGACAGTGAAGGCATCTACAAACTCGTAAGCAATCGCAGACTTACCTTCTTCAGGACGGATCTCCTTGATGTCCGCTACTATGTCCTCTCCGTTTTGCATTCTTGCGACTTTTACGGTCATAATCTCTTTCCATTAAGTTATTAAATGTGTACTTCACCATATCAACGAAGGCACGTCGAGCAGTGATATTCTTTTCTTCAGCAAGGATGTGCACCATCTGGTTGAACTCATCAGTATACCCTGGTGGGATGTCAACTGTCAAGGTGTCCTTCTTTTCGCTTGGTCCTGTGCACAGGTTTACATACATGTTCATTTTAAATCTCCAAACAAAAAGAGACCCAGTGGGTCTCTTCGGTTGTGTATTATATATGCATGTTAGTAGTCATCATCGTTTGTCTGTGACTCCACCCACTCAGCATTGTTTCTACAGAATGCATCAGCATCGATTTGCATATGCCAGTGTGTAACAGTGTGCATAGCTTGGATGGTAGTGGTTGTTAACAATAACATAACTGGGATACACCACAATGGGTGCATCATCACATCACCTGGTTTGTTCATGATAGGTAATCCTTACGAGCATGGTGCTCAGGTACTACCTTACCTAACTTGACAATGAGGAGTCCATCCTCGAAGGTAACGTCTGTGACGTGGGTGTCTTCTGCGATTGTCCACGCCCTCTCGAAACTTCTTTTAGCCAATCCTCTGTGTATAAACGTCTGGGTATCTTCCTCAGACTCAGGTTTGGTTCCTTCAATGTGAAGTTTTCCATACTCTGTGTAGACATTGACCTCATCCCTCTTGAATCCTGCTAGTGCTACCTCTAATCTAGACTCGTGATTGTTCACATGAACAATATTAAAGGGTGGATAATTCTGAGCTTCTATATGGTTAAAGCTCTCGAAGTAATCATCCAACCCTAACGAGTTAGTAAAAATCTTGTCCATCAACTGAGGTAAATCAGCTGCACGGTATCTCTGTATCTTAGACATAAGTCCTCCTTTAATAAGCGAGTGTTAAATTGTGGTCCCCGAAGGCAACCACATCTATTTATAGCACACTTGTGGAAAACTACATGTAGTGGTATCCGAAGTAGTACATTCGTTACATCGTTACATTGCTAAATAGAAGTACTTCTACTTAGGATAAATGAAAAAAGCGATAATGCTTTTTGGAATGATTTTGATGAGTGGCACAGCAGCACGTGCCGATCTGACTCATAGACTTAGTAGCTCGACACAACTTCAAGTAGATGCGGGTTATACACAGGTATCTAGAGCAGGTAATTCTTATAGTACCAGTGGATCTGGTGTCAGCACAACTATTACACCGTCAGGTGGTAGTGCAGCTAGTGATCTAGGTGGTATATCTGCTGTAAGCACAGCAGGTGTTGCAACTTTTGCACTGCCTGACGTAGCACAGACAACCCAAGGAAATGCATATAGTTTTACACAAAATATAACTACTGGTGACGCTATTGTAACCACTGCTGCCGACGTAGGTGACGTGCTTGGTTATAGTAATGTAGTATCGACTGCCCCTGGTACCGCTGGTTCCTTGGCTGGTACTATTTTGAGTTCTGGTGCCATGACGCTAACAGCTGGAGGTTCAGGTACCTCGGCTACGGGACAGTTTGTCACAGAAGTAACCATACGCTAGGGATGCTACATAATGAAACGAGTTTTAGTACTACTACTGCTTAGTTTCGGGGGTACTGCTGCCAACGCAGTGCCAGTGGTACCAAATTTCCAACAAGGTTCTATGACGAGCCATACGGAAACAGAATCTACCATAACAGAGACAATAAACTCAATTGACATGAGGACAGGATGGGAATACACAGTGAGTGGGGTAGGCATTTCAAACGATGGAGCAGCACTAAACCCCAACGTGAATACATCAACGGTGACAGTAGCACCGAACGTGGGATCAGGAGAATCAGCCGTAACAGGTACAGTGACTTCATCCTTCGACAACTTAGACTTCAACGGAAGCAACGGGACGTTTACAATAACGACTCCAGGGGAGGCGTTTCAATTCGTACAGAGTTATCAAGGACCAGGTATGACCAACCAAACCCTGATACAAAGAGTCACCACCGTAAAAAGCGTGACCGACACAACAAGTACGTTTACCCAGTAATAGCAACGGGTCTGATACTTAATACTTTAGCACCACTAAAAGCATTAGCAGAAGTGGGTGGTGTATCAGCAACAGCGAACCCTATCGCTAATAGTTCTGGCTCAGTCACGAACCAGGCAATACAAGTTTTACAAGGTCCATACATAACCAACACCTATGGTGGTGGTGTGCAGTGTCAGGGTAGTACCTTTAACCTAACTCCCTACGTGCAGTTTGCCGACTCTCGG